ATTGGGAAGATTTTCCCTGAAAATGGCTCGTCCGTTCATTATCTGGGCGACTCTGGAGAATAATGGAGCAATCAACAGAGATCGCCCGAGTTAGGGACGAATCGGCTTACCGTGGTGTGCCAAACCCTCGAATTCACACAAAACTAAGCGATTTAGCCTCTCACGGCGAGCAAATGATTAAGTTTTGCGAGGAAATCGGCTACGAACTGCTTCCGTGGCAGCAATGGCTGGCCCATCACTCGCTTAAATACAAGCCGGACGGTCGCTGGGCTCACCCAGTTGTTACCTTGTTATGCGCCCGACAACAAGGCAAATCAACCTTTATGGCGCTTCAAATTCTATTTAGAATCTACGTTTTGAAAGAAAAACTGCAAGTCCACACAGCTCACAAACTGACAACCTCAGCCGAATTGTTTTACAAAATCTACGGAATTATTGAGCAAACTCCCCGACTAGCCGCCGAATTTACTAAGAAGCTGGAAAGTAAGGGATTTCAAGAATTGCAATTCACGGAAGGTCGCCGATATATCGTCCGAGCCAATAACTCAGCCGGTCGAGGTATTGCGGCTCCTGAAACTATTCATTTAGACGAAGCCCGAGAATACAAAGACGAGGACGTTTGGTCTGCCTTGCGATATACCCAAATGGCTTCGGCGAATCCGCAAATATGGGTTTATTCGAACGCTGGAGATCAGCACTCGATAGTCTTAAACAAATTGCGCGAGCGAGCCTATGCTGCCATTCACGGCGGAACTGATGATATTGGCTGGTTCGAGTGGTCTGCTCCTAATGGCATTAAATTCGACAACTCATCAGACTTCTGGCTAGGTGTCTGCCAAGCCAATCCATCACTTGGCTACACAGTCCACCCTGACAATATCCGCGCCGTGTTGTCAGACCCCGAAGATATTGTGCGCACAGAAGTTTTATGCCAATGGGTTGATACCATCAATCCAGTCATCAATCCGTCTCAATGGGAATCTTGTCGAGTCGAGGGTCTCAGACTTGATTCCGAAAAGGACACTTGGCTGGCTATTGATCTCAGTCCCGATAGGAAGCAAGCGGCGCTAGTCGCTAGTCAGAAACTCGAGGGAGATCAGTTCCAAGTTATTCTTCTGCAAACTTGGCACAATCCGTCTAATCTCGACGACAAGTCTCTGGCTAATGATTTAGCGGATTGGGTGCGTAAGTATCCGGTCCAACTCGTTGCCTATTCAGCGAGAACCGCTTCAGCCGTTGCTGCGCGATTAGCACCGGCAGGAATCCGAACTGAGCCAATAGATGGTCTTGACTACGCCCAAAGCTGCGATGAGTTACTGGGAGCAATCTCATCTCAGCGGTTAGTTCACTCGGGACAAGATGAACTGACTAAACAATGCCTATCCGCTGTCAAGTTGCCTTTCGGTGATGGCGGATGGGTAATGGGCCGTAAAGTCTCAAATGCAATTATCTGTGGAGCAATCGCCGCTGCTCTGGCTACTCATTACGCCACTCAATCAAATGATGGCGCCGATATAGTCATCTTGTAACACAAACCCTTTACAATAAAGGCTCAATGGGTGCTATCAGAGATTTCTTCTTTCCACAAGTAACTGCGCAGACACCGCAAAAGACTAGCGATGTAACCGCCGCGCTAACTCCCGTTCAAATTAGCGATTCCGTCTATAACATTCTCGGTGGCGCTACAAATACAACTCGCCAATTGGCTATGAGCGTTCCTTCGATTGCTCGCGCTAGAAATATTATCTGCGGCACGACAGGATCATTACCTCTTGAGCAATATAACAAGCTCACCGGCGAACACGTTGATCCACTTCGCGTTATCAATCAGCCAGACCCACGCGTTCCCGGAAGTCTTATCTACACTTGGCTCGCTGAGGATATTTGGCTTTATGGCGTCGGTTATGGACAAGTTCTTGATATGTATTCAGTCACCGATGGCGGCAAAGTTCGCGCTTGGACTCGCGTTAGCCCAGATCGCGTCACAGTAGATACAAATTTCCGCAACACAATGATTGAGTCATATAAAGTTGATGGAATGGACGTTCCAGTTTCGGGAATTGGTTCAATCATTCGCTTTGATGGTTATGATGAAGGATTTTTACACCGCGCTGGAAAGACTGTAAGTGCAGCCGTATATCTTGAAAACGCCGCCGTTAATTATGCAAAAGAGCCGAACCCTTCAATGGTTCTTAAGTCCAACGGCACGAATCTCACAGCTGAAAGAGTTTCATCGCTTCTCACCGCTTGGCGCACAGCTCGTCAAACTCGTTCCACGGCTTTCCTCAATGCAGACGTTGATTTAAAAGAATTTGGTTATGATCCGAAATCTTTGCAATTAGCTGAGGCGCGTCAGTATGTCGCACTAGAATTGGCTCGAGCAGCTGGAATTCCAGCGTACTTCCTGAGCGCCGAAACTACTTCGATGACTTACTCAAATTCCATTAGTGAGCGGCGCTCTTTGGTTGATTTCTCACTTCGCCCATTACTCACAGCAATTGAAAAACGTTTATCAATGCCGGACTTCGTTCCAACAACGACCGAAGTACGTTTCGACCTTGATGACTTCTTGCGCGGCAATCCTTTGGAAAGAGCGCAAGTGTATGAAATCCTAAACCGCATCGGCGCGATGAGCGTTGAGCAAATCCAAGAAGAAGAGGACTTGATCCGATGAAGATCAATATGCCAATGACCGTTACGGCGGCCGATACTGTAAAGCGCACCATCAGCGGCACCATCGTCACTTGGAACGAGCAGGGCAACACTTCAGTTGGCCCAACTGTGTTCGCTTCCGATTCGATTGAGATGAAGCCGGTTAAATTGCTTCTCGAACACGATCGCACTCGTCCAATTGGCAAGTTGATGAGCCACGAAGTAACCGCCAATGGCATTGTGGCTACATTTAAGATTGCTAACACAATGGCTGGCGAAGATGCGCTAGTTGAGGCAACCGAGGGCCTACGCGATGGATTCAGCGTCGGCGCACAAATCAACGAATGGACAAACAACAAAGGCGTTATGCAGATTACTTCCGCAACCCTCGATGAAGTTTCCCTCGTAACTGATCCAGCAATTGACAGCGCTCGCGTTAGCCAAGTTGCAGCTTCCGAGAACGAAGCACCTAAAGAAGATTCTGCTCCGGCAACCGCTGAAGCAGACAACCCAACCGAAGGAGAACAAGTGTCAGACACTACCGTTCCAGCTCCTGCCGAAGAAACGGTAGAAGCTGCCAAGGTTGAAGCTGCTGCGCCTCGTCCAGCATTCTTCACCGCTCCTCGCCTTGAGTTCACAAAGGCGAAATATCTCGAGAACAGCGTTCGCGCAAAGCTCGGAGATGACGTCGCTCGCCAGTACGTTATGGCTGCAGACGACACAACTTCCAACAATGCTGGCTTGATTCCTACTCGCCAACTAACTGAAGTTATCAATCCACTTTCAAATGCTGATCGCCCAGTAGCGGCGTCAGTCTCGTCGGGTGTTTTGCCTGATGCTGGAATGTCCTTTGAAATTCCTAAGATTACAGCGGTTCCAACTGTCGGTGTAGAAACCGAAGCTGCTGCAATTGATGAAACAGGAATGACAAATGAATTCCTTTCTGTGTCCGTTAAAAAGTATGCCGGCGGTCAAACATTCAGCGTAGAACTTCTCGACAGAAGCTCTCCTGCGTTCTTTGATGAACTCGTTCGTCAAATGGAGTACGCATACGCAAAGGCAACTGAAACCGCAATTCTTGACGGTCTAATCGCTGGCGGAACTGATGGCGGAAACCGCACACTTGATGCGGCTGGCCTACTTGATTTCGTATCCGATGCTGGCGTTTCAATCTACGCTGGAACTCTCGGATTCGCTCAAAACATTGTAGTTTCACCTCAGCAATGGGGCGCAATTCAAAACCTCGCTGATGCTGGACGTCCTATCTACCAGAATCTCATCGGAAATATGAATCAGGGCGGAAACCTTTCCGTTACTTCACCGGTTGGAAATCTTCTTGGATTGAACTTCCGCGTAACTCGCAACCTATCTGGAACTGGTGATAACACCGCACTTATTATCAACCCAGATTCCTATACTTGGTACGAATCCTCACGTTTCCGTCTTCAGACAAACGTTGCGTTAAACGGCCAAATTGAAGTCGCCTATTATGGCTACGGAGCGCTTGCTACGAAAGTTGGCGCCGGATGCTACCGCTGGATGGTTCTCTAGTTAGAACTGCAAAAGTGACGGCCAGTCCGCTCCCGAGCTGGCCTGTCACCCTCTAGATCGAAAGGAAAACGAGATGCCAACAATTGTCACAGCCACAGAGCTTCGCACGATTCTTGGCGTCTCGTCGTCCCTTTATTCAGACGCTTACTTGGCAGATATTGTTGATGCTAGTGAGAATCTGGTTCTGCCAATGCTTGTTACCTTCCAGAGCAAAATCAACAAAGTATCTCTAGAAAATAACGTTGCGTATTTTCACACCGCAACAATTCACGAATTTACCGAAGGTCAATCGGTTGTAATCACAAGTGTCGGAGCGCCTTTTAACGGTACTCACACAATTACAGATGATTTAATTGGCCCCTATGTATTTACCGCCGCCATCACAAATGCTGACGTATTGGAAAAGAACATTATCCCAGCCGGAAACGCTGCGCTCTCTGGCGCATCAACCTATGTGGGAAATGCCAACGTCGAAGCTGCAGTATTGGCTATTTCTGTCGAAATCTTCCAAGCCAGAACAGCTGCCGGCGGATCCATTGAAGGAATAGATTTTGCAGTTACACCTTACAGACTTTCAAAGAATTTATTGGCAAAGGTAACTGGCCTTCTTGGCCCCTATCTTGATACCGATGCGATGGTGGGTTAATGCCTGCCTCGACAGTTTTATCTTCTATCCGGACACCGCTGGCAACTGCACTCGCCTCTGTTTCGGCCAATGTTTATAGTTACGTTCCCGAAGCTGTGCAAGTTCCAGCGGTTATTCTTGTCCCAGATTCACCGTATCTCGAATTAAACACAATCAACGACTCAACAATTCACGCCAAGATCAATATGACAATTACTTGCGGAGTCGCTTATCTTTCCAACCCAGCTTCTCTTGACAATCTTGAGCAGCTTATATTTTCAGTTTTGGCAGTAATTCCGGACGGCTACACAGTCGGCCCAGTAGAACGGCCATCGGTTACGCAAGTGGGTGCAGTCAATTTATTGGTTGCCGATATTCGCGTTTCCACCTATTACACACAAACCAACTAAGGAGAAAACGTGGCAACCACAGTAATTACCGGTCGCGACATTTCGCTGTCTTTCACAGGTGGAACGGACATCGAAGCCCAAGCGACAAACGCGGTATTGACTAAGACCAACGTTCGCGAGACCTATCAGACTCTCGACGGCGAGGCTTACAAGACAGTCAATATCGAAGGCACATTCCAGCTAGATATGCTCGCAGACTGGGGCAAGGCTAACTCTGTATGCGAAGCACTTTGGGCAGCAGCAGAATCAGCACCAGACACAGACATCAGCGTCACATTGACAGCTGCTACTGGCGCACAATTTGTTTTCCCGATTATGCCTGAATTTCCAACCGCAGGTGGCTCTGGAATCGACGCTCAGACTGTATCCTTCACTTTCAAAGTTTCAAAGGGCGCAGTAACAGAAACCTTCAGCTAAGAGATCGGAGCATCGGGAGATGAAGTTATCAATAACAATTAAATACAACACGGGCGAGTCGGTTACTTATGTAGCCGGCTTACCCGAGTGGGCTAAGTGGGAACGCAAAACTGGC